TGCTGTCATTGTTTATACCTAAGTTGCTACTGTTTTAGAAGCTAGATGCCAGTCTGCTCCAGACCATATCATAAATCCAGCTTCATTTGCTGCAAATGCAACAGATGTCACTGATCCGGCCATATTAGCAGTAACTGTTGCTGTACCTGAATTTCTATTCACAAAATATTTAGTTTCACCTATAATAGTTCCTGCAGCTAATGTCATTGCTAAGCTAGAAGCGCTATTGAAGATAGTAAGTGGAACTGCCTGAGAACATGCTCCGTTAGATGTTAGAGTTTCTGCAGTATTAACTAATTTAGTATTTACTGTTATTCCTCCGGTACCTTTTGATTCTAATGTAAGATTAAGATTTGCATCTGTACCAGTGGCGGCTATAGAAGGACTAGAACCAGTAGCTTGGTTAGTAATAGTTATTTCGTTTACTGCTGATCCTGTAGCTGTAAATTTAATGATTTCATTGTTGTTAACATCATTAATACCAGTTGTAATTTTAGGAGAAGTAATAGACGGTGTTGTAAGAGTTTTATTGGTTAGTGTCTGAGTGTCTGTAGTTCCTACTACCACTCCAGTTGGAATAGCTTTAGCAGAAGCTGATCCGTCAATATTTCCTGAACCATCCGATATAACAAAACTGCTAGCTGCTATTCCACTTAATGTGTTATTATCCGCACTAATAATTTTATTTGTAAGGGTTTGAGTAGCAGCAATTAAAGTCACTGTACCTGCAGAATCCGGAAAATCAATACTTACCTCAGAAGCTGGATTAGCAGCTCCGATTTTAGTTCTAAAACTAGTGCCGATAATGTCTAAACCACTATCTGTTAACTGTGAAACACCAGCAGCTCCAGAACCTAAGATAGTATAAAGCTCTGAAAAATTATCATTCATTTTATCGCCAGCAGTACGTAAAGTATCTCCTGTGCCATCATTTGCTGTAGTACCGGTATTGATAATCTGTCTTGCCATAATTATCTCTCTAATTTATTTCTTTTATTTATATGTGTGGGAACGGCCAATGAGCTGAATCTGCGATATTACTACTATCAAATAGTGTTGAGAATTCATGTCTGTCAAAGGTTGATATACCAAGAACGTTAGATGAATCATCATGTTGTGAGAACTGGACTGCATCAGTAACGTTAAATGTACGTGAATCAGAATCATCAAATGTAACAGAGTTAGGTGATAACAACTCGTCCAGAGTATAACCAGTACCAAGCGAATCAATAGATTGAGATCCTACATCATGGAATGTCTGATCAGTTCTTTGACGTCTCATTCCCACAGATCCATCATCCTTATTAATTAAAGTAATCTCTGCAAACGCTTCAGGTTGATAAACATTAGCTCCTTCAACTAGTAGTAATTGACCTAGTGAATCACCTATTTCATCCATTATAAAGTTAATACCACCATTATTAGCTAACTCTGGATTGTGAGCAACATTATTCCAGGCTACATTAGTCATTTCAATTAAGGTTTCTCCAGCTAAGTAAACTCCTGCTGGATGTACAAATAACTTATAAACATCTTTCCATTCATTAAATGGTAAACTAGATTTTATTAAAATAGATAGTACTTGATAAAGCTTATCATCGGTAATATATCTTCTAGATTCTGGCCCAAGTCCTGAAGCTGCTTGTTTTATTTGCTGACCTGAAGTATTAATACTATCTAGATCATAATCTATTTGAGGTCCTACTAAAAAAATATTATTTTTAGGATATTCAATTACAGGATCAATTCCAAAAAAACCTCTAAAAAACTGTTGCACACTATACTTGGTGCCTTTAGACCTATAAAGCTGATTACTAAATTTTATAGCTTCTCTTTTGTTTTGAAACCCACCAAAATAAGCTTGCCCTAAAAGTAATTCGTCTTCTAAGAACTGTAAGAGTTTAGACGGTACTTGAGTTGCATCTCTACTACTGTAAAGCTGTTGTATCTGCCCTCCAAAGTTATCTGAAGAGTCTAACCATTCATAATATTTATTAAATAGAGTTTTAAGATTTGGATATTCTTCAATAATATATTCAGGTAAAACTTTATCAATTTCTGCTTTATGAAAATTAAGCAGAGTTCTTTTGTTATCTGAATAAGTTTTATCTCTTAATATAGACATTAGTTTGTTGCTTCTGTGATAACTGCATTTACAGTTGACCTATCTGGATCATGAACAATAATATCGTTTCTTGTAGATGTAAGTACGCTTTGATTAGCTGGAGTAGCAGCTAATTTAATGTAAGCTACACCTCCTGTAATGCTGGTAGGATTAAAGTAATTTACTGTAACTGTACCACTAGCTGCACTGTAATTTCCTACATTGTCAATTAACACTGTACCACCTGAAGCTGCTACAATTTGTAAGTCATTAGAAGTAAGTTTATTTTTTATTACAGCATTACTACCTTCATATACAAAGGTAGAACTAGTAATAGTAAAAGTATCATCATCTGGTATTGATATTGGAACAGGAAATAATAACTGTTGGCTTAAACTACTTTTAGTTGTAGATAAGGTATCAACAATAAAGGTATAACTGTAAGAGGAAACAAAAGCAGCTAGATAGTTTGCAGCATCTTCAAATCTAAATTGAGAAACTAGGTTAACTGTATTATTAAGCACTTCATCTGATACATTTACAGGATCATCTAACAATGATTTTATAACAGTAATTAAAGAAGGAGAAGAAGGTACAAAACGTTGTTGCATTCTCACGTCTGATCTTGAAGAAAGAACAGCTCCACTTACATCATCCACTAAAGAAAGCAAATTTGATCTTCTAAAGGATTGTTTAAACTTACCTGTATTATCTGTAAAGTAATTTGCTATAGTTGTAGAAACATTATTCTTAGTATTTGATAATGTTAAGTCAGTTAACTTTGGATTAAACTGAAAGAATGTATCTGTTTCTACAAAGGTTTGAACTGGATCTACAAATCTAAGATTAAAAGAAGCAATAGATAATTGCTCGGCTAAATCTTGAATAGCGAGCTTAGTAGAAGCAATGGTGTCAGTAGTCACATCATCTTCAAAATCGATTGATACGTAAACAGCTCCAAACTCTGGAGATAAAGCATCTTCACCTCCCCAGGATACTATGTCATTAATAAGAGTAGAGTAATTACGTAAGATTAAGGAAGCGTAATCTTCTGCGGTAACCATACGGTTCTGAGTAGCATATTGAAATGGAGCATTTTTACGAATAGACTCAATAGTTTCTTTCGTATCTCCTCCAATAGAGTTGGTCCATTTAGTAACACTTAAAGTTGCTGATTGACCGTTTTCTGAGAATGCAGAGGATGCAGTGAAGATACTAGCTCCATTAGCGACCTCTCCGTTAGTAGACAAATACTGTATTTCAATTTTATTACCTGCAGCAGGAGCTATACCAAAAGTGGTACCATCTCCAAAAGACAAGTCATAATACTCATTAGGAGATTCTTTTAAAATATATACTGTTGAATTAGCGCTAATAGAAGTAGCATTTAAAATATTTTGATAAGGAGTAGCTGTAGTAGAAGTAGCACTTTCAAAAATGTTAACAGTAACTGTATCAGCATCAATGGTTCTATCAGGAATAACATATACAGGATTATCTTCATATTCCCCAACTAAGAACGTTTTTGATCTTAACGTACCTTCATATATTGGAATTTGATTTGAACCAGCTGCAGTTTTAAATTCATAAAAACCTGAACCGTTATTTACAGCAGTGTATGCTTCAATAGTTTGAAAAGTATAAGATACATCATCAACTGTAGTGTCAAACTTTGTATAAGCAGGAAGTATAACAGTGTTTGACATATTTAAATTATTAAAAGTAATACGTACCTTAGCTTGAGATGCTGTGTTAGTATCAGGTACATACCCTACACCTTCAGCTAAGGATACCATTGAACTTCGAAGTTGAGCAGTAGGTAGATAAGATTCATTTAACGCAAAGTTAGCAATTAACCCATTTATATGCGTGTTGTAAGCCAGCACATCTAAAATATTTGAAAGACCAGATGCTTCAAAATTATAGTCTTTAAACTCATTAGAGTTAGCAAGATAAGTTTTTAGATTGCTTTTAATGTTATTAAAATCAAGTGCTGTAGATCTAATTGTAGTTGCCATGTTATCTTAACCTTGATAGTGTAGTTGTAAATGTAATAACTTCTGTAGTATTTATTACCTGAAATTCGATATAAACATCGAGACTGTTTCTATCAGGATCAGATTTTACATTTACGGTTTGTACTAGAGCTCTTGGCTCAAATATGTTAATTGCTTCTATAATTCTTTCTTCTGCATCTTCTTCAATATCTTCATCTGCTAAGTCAAATAGCATTTCTCTAATATTACCACCAAAGAAAGGTAAGAAAGGTTTTTCAAAATGATTAGTTTGTATTAAATTTTTTACCGCTTGCTTGACAGCAGCAGCATCTTTTTTTACAAAAAGTTCACCGTTAGGTTTCGCAGCAAAAGATAAATCAATATCTTTAAACTGTTGCTTTCTGGTAGTGATAATGCTAGAAGTTAAGCTATTATCTTCTCTTGATAAGACTCTGCGCGTTGCCATGGGACTCTTTTTTAGTTATATTTATAAGGTTATCTCGACAAATTCATTAGAAGCATGTCTAGTATTATTATACTCAGTATAAATCTCTCTGTTGAAGACTGCTGACCATTCATCTAATAAAGGCATTTCTAATACTATTCTTACTTTAAGATCTGTTTCAATAGTATCATATGACAAAAACATTTTATCAAAATATGCTATATCTTTAAAATAGGATGCAATATCAAAAGTAAGAGTATTATTTTCAGATCCAGATGCATCAACAACTTTATATACTATAGTTCGACCAGTAAGCTTATTAGTGTTATGTCCCATCTCTGTTACATTACCTTCAGCAGATATACTACTATAAACTCCTTCTGTAGGAATAATCTTTGCTCCTGAAAAAGGAGAACTGCTAGAATTAACCATCTTTATAAACATTGTGTGAAGGTAGAGATTCTTTGCTATTGTTATTTTATCTGTTTCAATAACTGAAATCCAACTCGGAGACACTATTTTTGGTACAAGAAAGTTAACTATTGAAATATTAGCGCTTAGCTTGAAATCCTGTTTTATTTCCCCAGCAATGTTATTTTCTCTTACAGGGTTATAACGCCAATCAGGAATAATAGTATGATCTTTAGATTTTCGTAATAAAAATGTTGTTAATGTCTTTTTTTCAGCTGTTAATATTTTATCCGATCCTTTAGGAGTAGGAGTTAAAGTTGTTACTCTACCTGAGAATTTCTTAGGAATAGGAGTATTAAAAGTATCACTTACTCCCCCTTGTGCAATTTTATTTCCTACATAAAGGGTATTTTTTCTATTTGTAGGATTTCTTAATCTGCTTCTTGCTCCTTCAATATCCTCAGTCGTCATGACAATCCTCCATTATCTTCTCTCGGATCAATAAATTTCTTAATATAATCACCTTTGTCAATTAAAATCTTTCTGATACCTCCTGCTGTTTTAGTTAGATATGTTAGGACATTAGCAGCTGTAGGTTTAGTAATATCAGGAGTAGGCGTATTAGTATTAGTAGGTGTGCTGGTAGCACCTGTCCATCCTTTTCTTGCTGAACCATTTAAATCACCGTGGAATGTAGGTGCAGTTACCCCTGCTTCAAATACAGCACCAGCACCACTAAACAGCATACCTGATCCTCCAATAGTACCAGTACCTCCCATAACTGTCATGTTATTAGCTGAAACTGTAGTGTTATCAGCTGCAAAATTCATAACATCTCCTGCGGTCATAAATATATCATCATTAGAGGCTACTGAAATACCATTTTCACTATTTAACTGGTACCCTGCTTTAGCAAATGTAGTTTTAGTACCAAGAACAGTCTCAACTGACCCTTCAGTAATATATTCGCTAGAATGACCTACTACTGTTTTTAAATACCCATCTTTAACATTACTAGTCTCTTTACCACCTACAGTTTCAGTTTTGTTTTGACCAGTTGTAAGATTATATTCTAAACAATCTAAATTAAAGCTACCAGCTACACTCATATTTACATTGCCTTGATACTCAATATCAACATCTCCAGCTACTATAATCTTGAGGCTTCCTCCTATAACTTCTACTTTATCTTGTTTAGTTGAAATTATACAGCTACCATCTGGCTTTAACTCTATTCCAGCTCCTGTATTATGTTTAATTAATATACGTTCATTACCTGGAGTATCATCCATTTCTATAGAATGTCCAGTTATAGTTTGCTGTACTTGATTATATCCATATGAAGAAGGTATTTTATTATCAATAGATACTGATACAGATCCACTTAATTCGAAAAAATCGAGATCATTTCGCTCTAAACCTAGCGCCGCTTTGTTAATATTAGTATTATAAAAATAACTTGATTTAGGATACACTCCAGTATCATCTTGACTAAGATTAGACCCTGTGTTAACACCTTCTAGGTTGTTTAATTCCTCTTGATCAAAATCATTCATTGTTATAATACCCATTTGAAATTTTATTTAAAGTAGTTGATGGAATAGCAAACTTGGAAATAGATAGTTTACCTATCTCTGATAATAGTTCTTCTCTAGGTAGATACTCATAGTTTAATACTGTTTTTCTCCAAACATTAAAGTCTGTTAAATTTGAAACCTTGTTTGTTGAGTTTGTAAACCACCCTAAATCAGCAAAATCATAAATTTGAATTCCTGGTTTAGCTAGCAATAAAGTTTCTAATAAAGCTTTTAAACTTTTTGATTGGTTAGGAGTCATTTCATTCTTACATGCTATACCAATTTTTAAAATATTTTTGGTACGTGAAGGTCCAGGGCTACTACTAAGAGGACGTCCTCTTGTTACCATACCATCTGAACTAATAAAAAAGTGATCTAGAACTCCCTGTTTTTTAGACTTTACACGCTCAGCATGTACATCTTTTAATGTTAATTCGGGTATCCCAGTACTTGTTACTAAAACGGTTGATATGTCTCTAGTTAAATTGGTAAAATCATTTAAAAGAGAGTATATTGAAAACTGATCGTTTCCTACATTAACAAATACAGGTGAATCTTCTGGTGTTTTTTCTTCCTTCCACTCATCTGCTAACTTGTCTGTTTTTATCACCTCAACCGCAATTGGTTCTGGTTTTTCAACTGGTTGTAAGTTATCCGCAGCTCCAACTTTTACTTCTTTTAACTCTTCTGTTACTTCATCTAAAGTTTTTGCAGTATATGGTTTTATTAGTTCTGCAGCAGCTTTAACATCCTTTTTCTCTACTGACTCTGCTACTTTCTTTTTTACTTCAATAGGTACTACTACCGGAATATTTTTTTCATCTACAGCAACTCTATCAACTGCTGCTCCGACATTATTAAACAAGTCTTCAATAATATCTCCTAATATAGATGATAACCCTTTAGAAATCAAGTTTAAAAAATTGTCTACTTTTAAAGTAAGAGAGTTCATAGTATTAGCAAGAGATTTAGCAAACCCCGTAGCTTCATTAAACACATCGCCTACAAATTGTTCAACAATATTTTCTGACACAGCTGTATTATTTGTTTTTACTATTGACTTTACTTCAGCGGAAGTAGCAGTAGTAGATCCTTGCACAGCAGCTGCTAAAGCTTCTGCTGTAGGTAGAGTTGCAGTAATTGATAGCTCTCCATCCCCTGATAGTTTTGAACTACCAGTAATAGATTGCAGATCTGTAGCTGCAGATCCAGCAGACGTTATAAGATCTTGAGGTCTTACACTAGCATTAAGTGTAGCAATGTTTATTCCTGTTGATATACCAGCTGAAGGAATTTTTAAGTCTAAATTAATTTGCTCACTAGGATATGTTTTAGATACCTTAGCAGCTTCTTTAGCATTTTTTAATCCCAGATTAATAGCATCTGAAGTTAGGTTTATACTTAAATCTCTTAGTTTATCTTGTACATTTAATAAACTCATTAACTTATTCCTAAATTATCTAAAGTTGATTGCAAAGATGATTGATATTGATAAAATGCCTTGGCAGCATTTTTCTCTCTACCTGATGTGTAGTATTTCTCAGTAGCAGCTATTTCATAATTATTAAAGAAATTCCATGTAGCATTAAAATCATCTAATACACCTTCAAATCTTGTAGTTAGTTTATTATTTGACAATCTTGGCCACACTCTATGCCTTACCCAATCATTAGTTTGCATATCTACTATTAAAAATTCTAACTGTATAAAAAAGTCTTGCCAGTCAGCGTTTTTGGCTGTAGCATAATCTTTAAGAGGTTGTAATCTTCCGGCAGCATCATTCCATTGAGCAAGACCCCAAGAATCTTCTACAGAGTTTTTAAAATTAGCTGTTGGATTAAAAGAAGATTCAGATTCAAGATTGCCTGTAACTCCTGCTGCAGCTACTTGACTGAGCCCAGAGTTAATTAACTGCTGCATTATAATCATTCTTCTTATACTAACATTTGAATTACCATTAGCATATTGATCTTTTAAGTTATCAGTTATATTTACTATAGGTAGAGATTGTAAGTCTACTATTGCTCTTTTGTTATTATCTCTATCTTCTAATACTCTAGGATTACCAGTAGCAGCTATTTGATCTCTCTGAACAGAGGAAGGGGTTTCTAAATGAGTAATAGATCCTAAAATTAAAGGAGCTTGAGAATTTTCTCCATCTAAAAATATTCCAAAAACAAATGCTCCGTTTTGTAATTGAGGAATTTTACCTATACCAGATACTCCTCCTTCTGTAGTGGGTAACATTGTTTCAGCGTAAGGTAGATGTTTATCCTCAACATCAGATGAATGCAATCCGTGTATACGAATCTTATATCTACCTCTTTTTTCAGGATCATTACTCTTTACAGTTGCTACAAACCATCGATTATTATCACCGTAAAACATTATGTACCTACCGATCTAGCTTCTAAGTTAGCTACTTTAGATATATCTAGCTGTACTGTATGATTATCACTAGTTAAATCTATAATATGTTTTTTCTTTAAAATAATAAACTGTCCAGATCTATCTTCATTATATCCTATATCCTCATTTGATGTCTTTTCGTTTTCAAGTACAGAGAATTCTATAAGATTACCTACAGAGGTATTTAAACTTTTTAAAGAGAAAAATAAACCTGGCACTTTAATAGTAACTGCATTCATAATTAAGTATCTAAGAATAGCTAGTCTTATGATGGACAGTCTTGTATCAGCATCATCAAGAGATTCGTTAAAACCTAATAGATTTTTATCAGGAGAGTTATTAGAACGATCAACAGTTCTGCTATCTATACTGTAAAAAATTCTAGAGTTAAGTTCAGTTATATCTACATTAGCTTTATTAAAATCATCTATAGCTCTAAAAAAGGTATCAAACATATTAAGTTTTTGTTTTGACCCTACATTTTCAAACACTCCATTTTTTTCCATTATCTCAAGTTCAGTAGCCATATTAATTCTACTATCATAAGCTAATGAAGTAGAAGCACTTATACTACTAATCTGTGATCCATAAGCTCCTAGTTCAGCTAGGTATAAAGAATTACTTTCTTGTGAAGCTTTATACGCTTCTACTATAAACGGTAAAAAATCTTGACTAACATTTCCTGATGTATTTGCTCTTGAATATAAAAAAGGAGATCCTCTATTTACTGGTCCTTTTTCTAAAATAGTTTCCATATCAATTAAAATATGAGAGTCAGTATTAAGAGAAGAATAATAAAAATAAGGCATACCATAGCTAGTAGTCATTTTACTTAAAACTTTTTTTATAGCTTTAAAAGGAGTTAGCCATGGGACTACATATCTAAATGCTCCTTGGTAGCTATCTTTTATGTCTTTTAATAATGGTGCTCCAACAATATTTGTTGATATTTTTTCTATTATATTTTCACCAGATTCAGCATACCCTAAATTAAGTTTATTAATATGATCAAAATATCCATAATTTTCTATTAAGTTAACCTTTAAAATAGCTTGGGTATCTGTAATATATTCTCTAAACTCAACAGACCTTACAACAAACTCTTTTTGTATAACTTGAGATTTATCTCCTGGAGACTGTAATAAGACTATTACCTTCTCAGTCCCCTTTATACTCTTTCCAAAATCTTGATCATCTTGAAATATAAGTGCAGCTGTTAAGTAAGGTTTCATTATATCTTCATATATAACTATTTCTGCAGCTGTAGGAGCTGCAGTAGCATCTCCAGCTACAAAAATAAACTTAGGATCAAAACGCTCAGAATAGAACGCAATGCTAATTACTTTTATATTTTCTGCGGAGTTAATATGTTCAGACATTTATTGTCTCAGCAACCTTTGGAATTCATTATTAATTTGATTTGCTACATCTCCAGTAAAAATTTTAATTCTTCTTAGAGTCTCATTATCTCTTGCTAATTGATCTTGATAGGTAATTTTAGTTCTAGTAGCTAATGCAGCAGCTGACTTGTTATCTATAATATCAGTATCAGAGGTACCTAAAGGTAAATCAGTCCAAACACCATTTGTATCTTCATAATGATGAGCTGAGTTATATTGCTCCAGAGCTGTATGAACTAGTATGTTACTTACATCAGCCAACTCAGGCCATAAAGTATTATCAGGATGATTGTTACCATCATGATAAGAATACACAACTGTATTACTACCAATAGAATTAGATGAGAGACTAGCAGTTGCCGTAGCTCTCGTACCGCTTGCCTCATCTGGTAAAGAAATAGTAACTGTAGGGGCATTAGTAAAATCATCTCCTCCATCAGTGACCGTTATACTTGAAACTGACCCTCCAGATATTACTGCAGCAGCTGTGGCTCCTGTTCCATTGCCTCCTGATAAGGTTACAGTGGGTATAGACGTATATCCAGATCCGCCATTATTAACAGCTATAGAACGTACTTCTTTGATAGGTTTAATTA